GTTGAATTCGCCACAATGGGGGGCTGATACGATGGCTACATTTTACAGGAACTGTGATCACCGAGGCAGGTGGAGGGGAGACCCTCTTGACTTTCTTTTGATCAAGATCGAAAGCCGACAACATACCAAAAGAGAAATCGTCTCCCTATTGGAAAGCATTGGGTTCAAGCTCTATTGGATCAAAAAGTCTAGGGGCAGGCAGGGAGATATCATCTGGACAGCCAAGACCAAGAATGACATTTACGGTAAAGGAATCCTCGACGGAGGGGAGTTAATTACCGCTCGTTTGAATTGGATAACCTATGACGCAGACATGGTCTCGTTTTGGCATAGGACAAATCTTGATCTACGAAAACGCCTATTCTACTCCATTAACTTAGAAGGAAACACTCTAGAGCCGTACACCTACTAAGGTACTACCACCCTTCGGGGTGGTTTTTTTTGTTCTTTTATTGCCTCCTTACACCAGACTAAGAAGGAGGTCTAAGCATGAGACAACTAACAGCATCACAGAAAATCGCTCAACTTGAACACCGTATCGCTCATCTTGAGAAGCAGGCCTTAATTGGTATTTTCAAGAGCAATATGAGACGAGCTAAAGAGATTCACAAGGCGATACATCAAGACATTAGCAAAGGGTACGAGCAATGGCTAATAGACCAGATACTCCCTTTTCAGATTTCTAGACAATTGGGCCGAGACTATGAATTCAAATACGAACACGCCCCTGATAACAAATACGAGGGGGCTATCGGCTCTTACCATGATAGCCATGAGAGGGATGTCAAGTCACTAAGTGCGAACAAGTTTACGGTCGATATGTGGCGGGGTGCGAATATAGATCTTGACCTAACTATCGTCTTTGACGAGAGGAGCCTCGGCAGCAAGATCAGAGGTAAAGATCCTTCTTTCACCGTCTACATGGATGGGAAGAAAGCATTTCACCTCAAGAGTATTAGAGACATCAAAAACGGCTTGGCTTGGAAGCATACCCTAAAGGCTCTCAAGACGGAGTTTAGAGAGCTGGGGAGAGAGATCGAAGACTACACTAGAGATTTTCTCGAAACACATGAAGACGAGCATATCTGAAAGAAAATATTAAAACAAGACAACAAGGTTCATTACCCCGCCTATAGACTCTAAAGTATTTGCGTATTGGGAGGTCTTCCCTTTAGAGTTTTCGGAGCTTACGTCTATATGGATTTCGAGATTTCTTCGTCCTTAATTAAAATATCTAAAACCGATCTTGCAACGGCCTGAGCAAGGATAGGAGGTACTGCGTTACCTACTTGCCCAAATTGAGTCATCGAAACTTTTCTTTTACTACTATATGAATCTAAGCGTGTTCCGACGAACTCCCAATCTAATGGGAATGTTTGCAAACAGGCCAATTCGCGGACTGTAAGCATTCTATCGTAATTAGGATGAATGAAGTCCCTATAGCCACTTCTAGTAACAGTCGGAGAAGGCTTATTTGGATCTAATCGTCTATATGTAGACCCAAAAGTTTTCGTAATATCTGAAAGCTTTTTCCCTTGTTCTACAAGTTTAATCTTTTTTATCGTACTAGGAGCATGAGCGGTTTTCTCGTGGTTTTTAAGTTTAGTGTCCATGTTTTTTAATCCTATCTTTGATAGTTTTAGAAATCTTTAATGCATTTTCAGAAGGGGGGCTAGCGTCGGACAGTGAGCCAATCGCATCTCCGACTGTCGTGTAGGGCAAAAGGGTACTTTCTGAAAATGCATTAAACAAGGTTATCTGCCCCCTCGCGACTAATTCAGACGATTCTGTAATGCCGTGAGTAGCCTTTGGGAACTCAAATACCTGATTTATTCTATTACCGACAATAAAGAATCTCTCTCTGAACTGCGGGGCCCCAAAATGTGCGGAATTTAAAACTTGAAAACTTAGCTCATAACTATATTCAATATCATCATATAAGATTGGCTCGCTCATCCCACTTACTATTGCATCCTTTGCTCTACCTTTTGACCAATTTACCATCCCTTTTACATTTTCCATTACAAATACCTTTGGCAAAGCTTCTCTAACCACTCGAATATACTCTAGTAAAAGAAGCCCCCTTGGGTCATCCATCCCCATCCGATCCCCTGCTAAGCTAAAGCTTTGGCAAGGAGGCCCGCCTATAACTACGTCTATGTCTAGAGGCTTTACTCCTGCCGTCCGTAAAATTTCTTCAGTCGTGATCCCTGAAATATCACCTTCTATAACAGGTACATTTGGCATATTCAGTCTTAGCGTCTCACAACAAGAGTGATCTTGTTCTACTGCAACAAGAGTCTGAAAGCCTGCTGCATGAAATCCGATATCCATCCCTCCCGCCCCCGAAAATAAACTAATTAAAGTTTTCAAGCGTTCCCCCTTGTCTTCTATTATATACAGTACGGTATAGAGATATTATACCCGAGACTCAAGTGGCTTTAGCTCTTATCAGATGGAAAGAATCTACGATAAGCTAGGGTATCGTTACTAAATTCTTTATCACCCCCCCTCTGAAGCTACAAACACAGCTAAGGAGGAGTAAAGATGTTCCATCACTTAACAATGGCCGTTCGAGATAGGATGATTAAAGAGCTTCGTGAGTATTGGCAAGACCACCCTCGTTATGAAACTCTCTCACGAAACATACAAGGTAAGTACGCCTTTGATGAGAGGCCTCAGTTTGGCATGGTCATTAAAACATCGGGTGCGAGTAACGTAATCCTAAGCCCTGATAACTTCATAGGTCATGTTAAAGGCTATGTCTCACTCGCTAAAGTAAAGAACAAGAAGAGCGTCTCTATAGAGTGGGCTAAAGAGGACAGCTTCGTGAAGCCAGAAGAGGGCGTTTACCACATCAAGGTAGAAAAGAATAACAGGGTTGAAGACCCCAATGCCTATATTATGAACTATCAGAGATATGTGTATAGGAAAGAACCTTCTCCCATATTCTCTGACCCCACCACGATTGGGCTTGCGTATACTCCTCACGGAGACTCTTTGAGAATCCGAGAAGCTCCTTCGGGCAGAGTTTTGGGAGCAACGGAATACGTCTTGAATGGGTCAACCGTAACTTTAATAGAAGAGGTTCAACAAGGACTGTCTTTAAGTGCGGAGTACACAAGTAAAGATGAGTTCTTGAATGGCCCTTTCCACGTAACCCCAGACTGTGCTTTCCGCAAGATCATACCAGGTGTCGTCATTGCAGTGGGTCGCTGGATAGAGGATGGAGATGAGCAGGTAATTGTTGTGTCCAACAAGCAGGAGATTGTAGCTAGGGAGCATGGGGGGAGGTGGGAAATCTCTGTGGATATAGACTTAGTTACAAGGGATGTCCACTCACAGGCTGACATAGCGGATAGGACTGTGGTTTGGCTTTGGTCTACGTTGAGGCCAAAGCTGGCAAATATGGGTTTAGAGATGTCCGACGTTGGACTCGGGGGAGAGGGTGAGGAAGTTTATGATGAAAATGGAGATGATTATTTCTACACCGCCTCTATGAGTCTTAGTCTTCAGACGGATTGGTTTATCCACTTCCCTGTACTAGTTCCTATTCGGGGGTCTAGTCAGGACCTAGTGCCTATCTCAGAGTTTGATGCTCCTCTTGTGGGCTTAGGTAGAGACAGCAGTTTCGTACAGAGGATAATTTGATATGTCATTTATTGCGGTCTTGAGTAAAGCTATCGAAAGGATGTTAAATGAGCACCAAGCTACCAAAAAAGAAAAGCTATAACCCGTCTGACTTTAACCGCTATGGAAAGGAATGGGCAAGCAGAGATCCTCGCAGGAGTATTGCTAATGTGAAGTTTTCAGGGGCGACGCTCATAATAGAGCCTGTCCACAAATTTTACGGCTGCACATTCAACAACTGCGTTATTGTCCTAAAAAGCTATGGCAGAGAGAGTAGCCATCACCTAAAAATAAATAAGTTTAACAACTGTGTTATACGAGACAAGAGAGGCGATAATTCAGACGTGACCTTTGGAAGTTGTACCCTCAAAAGCACAGTTGTGAAAAGTCCTATCGGACTAGGGGAACCTACCGAAAAAACTCATTTCATTAACTGCGAAATAAAAAAAGGGTACGGCAATGTTGATTTTAAGGGGGTCAACCTTGATGGCACTAAAGGCTTTAAATATGCCGATACTTCAATAGTAGAACACAAGGGTGTGACTGCTGAAGAAAAGGTGGTTATGGGTAGAAATGTTCAGAAGCTAGCAAGGGCTTTGAATAAGGTCAAAAACTTCAAGACCCTACTGAAGAAAGTGATCGCTCTTGAAGAGCAGTATGTCTATAAGAAGCACTTTGGTAGCGAACTGAGGACTCTAAGAGTAGAAATCAGGAAGCGGATTAAAGAGAAGCTGCGTAAAAATCAGGAAGAGGCTAGGCTTCGTCAACAGATCCAGCAAGAAGTTCAACTACTCAATCTGGATCTCGCTCGAGCCCAAGGAGATGATGAGTTAGTGCCTATTATGATGAGGGCAGATTCTCTTCTTGAAGACCCCCTTGCTGAAGAATTCAAAGCTGACTTAGGGTTTATACAAGAGACAGCTAAATCCAAGCTCTCTCTCTGGGAGCGTATGCTTAAAAATAAGAGAAAACTCTTCAATGAGGGTCGTAGGGCTTCACAGATCAGAACCGCGTCACAGATGCTCAACCATCTCAACAAAGAGGCAGGAGTCTTCGACTCGTTTTCAGAGGGGGTGCTTAAATCTATCCTAGAGAAAGTCCTCAAGATGATGGTCGAAGAGAATCTGATTTCGGAGCACTTCAGCTACAGCCCAAGTATTAAGTTCATTAAAAGAGGCGGGTTGGAGAGTGCGTTCGTGAAGGGCAACAATGACCTCGGAGACTTCTCTATCAGGGTAAACAAGAAGGGGGAGAATGTAGTTGTTTTCTTAAGACCCTCTGAAGGAGGTCGTGTGCTATTAGGGAAGGATGTCAGGTTCTCCCTAATAGACCCCAAAGCCTCTGAGAGGAAGATCCTTCAAGAAGTAGGGGGTAGTTTAAAAAGTAAGGGCAAAGTCGGCTTACTGCATGAGCTACTTACGGGCTACAACCCTCACCTTTAACCTTCTCCCTCTCAAACGTTATAGTCTTTAAATAATCAGAAGATAACTGACCCAATTAATGAAAGGATTTGTCCTATGAGACAACTAACAGCATCACAGAAAATCGCTCAACTTGAACACCGTATCGCCAGACTTGAAAAATCTGCTAGTCGATTTGACTCCTTGAACCTCGAGGTCGTCGCATCAGCGGCAGAAGATGTTGCCCTCATGGTCAATGCTAGGTTTAACGCCAAGTCTTCTACCATCCGCAAACAAAAAAGAGGCAAAACAGTAACAGCATTCTTCAACCTACTTCGAGGGCGTGAGGTTCTCACAAAGGTTTTCGTAAGAAAGACAAGAAACCGCTTGGTCGCTTTCATGAGAAACTCTACGGGCTTTGTTGAACTCGGCAATGTTGAGTATTTCACCGCAGATTCTCAATCTTCTGTACGAGAGCTTCTTGAGAGTGTAAGGTTTAACCTTAAAACAGATAGTTCTATCGACCTCTATGTTGACTCCTCAGAGATTTGATCCAAAAGTATCTCTCTGTCTTGCGGGGACACGAAAATAGGTGTGTGGTCTCCCCTATGGGTGTTGAACTCAAGGTACTCTAACGCCATGTGGTATTTTTCATTTTCTTTGAGTTCTGGGTTTTTTTTCGACATCTCCCCCGCCCAATATTCAACGACCTGATCTTTGTCATAAACGACAGCAAAGGGTTCGTAGGAAACCCCTATGATCATGTCATTAAAGATCTCTCGCGGTTCTAGTAGGAGTAGTTCTTCCATCGTAACCTCTATTCAATAGTTTATTTATTCAATCGACTGATAAAGTGAACATCTAAAAAGCTAGGTTACTATGCCAATAATCAAGTTCCAATGTCAATCTTGTGGTCTCTTACAAAGAAAAAGAGTGCGAGGAGTTCAGTCTGTAGATTGCCCTTGTGGAGATACCGCGTATGCGGAAGGGTCTCGACCTGTTTCTAGTATAGGATTCTCTTCAGAGGTTGAGGGCAGTATGAAAGCCCAAACTTCTGGGATTGAGTCTTTTGATTTGGATTTTGATCGAGTTATTGGCGAAGAGTCAAAACAGAAATGGGACACCGTATATCGAAGGCAACGAGATAAGTGGGATGTCCTCCATCAAAGTGACAGTGCCAGCGGCTACGATATTATGAGGCTACCTGACGGGAGCTATGGTTCTTTGCCTGAAAAAGCTAAGGTGTTCCGAGAAAACCGTCAGGACAATATGAGAAAAATACGAACTCAGAACAAGTAAAGGAGTAGTCAGATGGCTATAGAAAATAGTTACCTACCACCAGGTGTTTACACAAGCACCGTATTTGGGAATCAAAACCAAAACCAAGCTCGACTGCAAGGCAGGGTGCCTACCTTAATCGGCACAGGTCGCCAGACCATCGAGAGCAAGGGCAGTCTCCTCGTAAGAGGCTCGTCTGCTGTGGTTGATCAACGGATCGTAGAAGAAGATCCATCAGGCAGAATGGTTGCAGGAGAGAATCCCGATGGGAGTTACACCTATCAGGACTTCGACGGCGAGACAAACCAACTTCAGGTCAGGAAATGGCCTATCGTCACGGGTGACGGGTCTGGGACTAACGCTACGGTTCCTTCTTCTGTTACCGTGAGCATCAACGGCATTAACACTGTCGTTCTCGCAGTTGATGGTGCTGAAGGAGTTCTTACTATCGCGGAAGCCCCTAAGCAAGGAGACGACGTAAGAGTTTCTTACTTCTTCAACCGCACGGACACTTTCGTAGAAGAGGAAAACCTTTCTAGTCAGGTGTCTCCTTTCGACACAGAACTTCTCGGAAGTAGTTCCCCCTTCGTGATCGACAATACCTCTAACACTCTTATCTTAACTGTAGATGGTGTGACAGGTGTTATCACACTCCCTAACGGAGCTCAGGGTGATCGAGCGAACTCCCTCCAGCGTGTCATCGCAACCATTAATGGTGCAGGGCTTGCTTCTCTCGAAGCAGACTCCTACAAAGACACGGAAGGTGGCGACAACCTCATCCTGACAGCAGAGGGGTCGATCCTTGTAGGTAACGGCACAGCTAACACCACTATCGGTGTTTACTTGAACCAGACAGGCAATGAACGCACCCGCACGTTCTTTACTCAGTATGGCCCTATTGTAGACGGAACAAACAGTGGAGTTATTACTACCTCCACTGACAATGTGACCGTTAGGGTTGACGGGGTAATTGTAGCGGTTGAGTCTGTAGACGGTTCAACGAACGCTATCACCCTCGCACTCCCCCCTAAAGTAGGTACTGTCATTAGTGTTGACTACTACCACAATACTTTCAGAGATCAGTTCGACTACGTGTCGGGTCGTGACATCACCTCCATCGACAGAGTTTCTCTTGTCGCATCAGGCGGTGGCTCAGCGGCCTTGTTTGTCGAAGACGTGGACTTTGTACTCTCAGACGACAAGATTGTCTGGGGTACAGCGACAGTTGCCTCTGCGGGTGCAGTACAGAATGGCCAGACCCCTTTCGGCAACAACCAAGTGTCTCCAACTCTCCGAGATGAGAGAGCCTATCTTTTAGAGTGTTCTTCTGTAATTACGAATGCCGTCCCTCCTAGAGTCCTCCAAAACGTCTTTAAACTCCCCTTCCAGCCCGTTGACGGATCTGGTGCAGGGAAAGCCACTAACAGAGCTGATCTTGTCACAGTGAGGACAGGAGTCTCCCTCTCAGACGCCCTTGTCAACCCTCTTGCAGTTGTGACTAAGGTTGACCCTCAGACTTCACAGGTAACTCTCGCCTCTGATATCCCTGCGAACCATAAGGTGTTTGCGAGCTTCTACTACTCCAATATTCAAGACAAGTTCGGAGATAAAGCGTATCGAGTCGAGGTTGAGTCTGCGGGAGCTTCTGGAGTTGGCACTTACTCTGTTAAGTCTTTAAACGAGACTCTTTATAACGTGACTCTTGAAGACAAAGGTACAGACCTTAGTGAAATCGCCTTGAACTTCCCTTCAGGGTCTGAGTCCATGTCAGGTGCTAGAGTTATAGGAGGCACCCCTGTGGCGGAGAATGTCACCGTTGAGCTTCGTAGTTACGACGAGACTCCTGCGATCTTCTTCACCGAAGGCTTCGGAGACTACTTCCTCGTCGAGGGTGCTTCAGACACTCTTGCTATTGAGGCAGACCTTCAGGCAATCACGATTGACTTCTCTGCCCCTATGGGTGCTGGTCGTAACGGTCACATTGCGACTCTTGTAAGTGACTTACTTACGTATGACGTTGCGAGCAACAACACTAACTACGGTGCGACAGCATTAACAAGAGCGGTCACTCTCACTGTGGATGGCGTAACTCTCGCAGAAGCTTCTATTAACGGCGTAGGTGACGATGTTGAGACTTGGGTCGGTGCTATCAACACAGCAGCGAACGCTTCTGCACCTGTTTACACAGCCATGTCTAGCTTCTCTGCTTGGGAAGCGAAGGCAAATTCATATGCTGGCTTCAAGTTCCGTTTCGTCGGCGACTCGAATGGTGCTTCTGCCGTAGCCTCTGCCACGATTGGTGCGGCTGTTTACCTCAGCCCCGACGACCTCGCTAACGCTGTTGGCGTGGCGATTACTAATGCAATCACCGCAGACATCGTTGGTGCAAACGCAGACTTTACAGGTCTTGATCTCAGTTGCTCTGCGGATAACACGGGCCGTTTAGTATTTAGTTTGGATTCTCTTCCAAACGCTAACGACTCATACGGATTTATTGAGTTCATCGCAGATACTGAAGATACGTTCCTCAGTATTGCAGGCGTAGACTTCGATACTCAGAACGCAACCACGAATGGCAACGGCACTCAGACTAAGTTTGGTTTCCTCCCTGTCGCGGCACACTCACGCACCACCCTTACTTCAGGCGAGCTCCGTGACCGCTTGATTCTTAAAGGTAGGACTGTTATAGGTAACAAGTACTTCCCAACATCAGATCTAGGTGTATCTGTTGATCAGGGTGTGCGGGTCGAAGATGCTGGCCTCAGTGCTGGCGACTCCGCTGTTGCTTCAAGAAGATCTGTAGTTGATGCCCCAAGTGTCCTCCTTCGTTTGGGTTGGGGTGATGTAGACGCTCTTGGTATTCCTGCAAAGACACTGTACAGTGCTGGCAATGACCAGAATGACACTCTTGTTCTTGAGATTGACGGTAGTACTGTCACTATCAATTTATCAGATGCTACGGCTCAAGGTAATCTCACTTCAATTACAGATATCCTTGATGATGTAGTAATCGCGGTAGGTGTAAATGCCACTGCTCACATTGAGGGTGCGGGCATCCGTGTTATCAATGCAAACTCTAACATTGATTCCTATATTAGAGTTGGTGCAGGTAACGGTAATTCATCTTTCGGTTTAACTGAGGGTGAGTCTGTTTCTTCTGTAGGTGTCACCGCCCAAGCTTTGACCTCAGCTCTTATGAGTGATGTTGTTGCGAAGGCCTCTTTCGCAACTGCTCTCTTCTCTATTGAGCCAAGCACAGACGCAATCGCGGGTCACTACGCAGAGAAAGCTGTGTCTTACCTCCACGTAAACCAAACAGGTCGTAGTTTTGTTGGTTTCGAGAGTCTCTCAACTAGTACCAGCTCTATCCTTGAAGTTACAGGGGGTCGTGTTGCTACAACTAGAGGAAGTGGTACGAAGATCACCGTAGGCGACGGAGCTGTCGGAGAGAATGCGTATCAAGGGTTTGTGGTCACTTCCGATAACCCGAAGGGTTCGGGGTCAGCTAATGACTCACGCCTCAACGACGGTTCTGGCTCAGATGGTGTTGTAGGACAGACTTATATTGATTCAGTAACAGGCCTCACCTTCTCCCTCCTCGCAAGAGAAGGTGGTTTGTCATACCCTACAGGTGTCAACGCAAGAGTTCTCTTCAGCGTATCCACTACCCTGACAACCGACGCTAATATTCCTGTGTCTCTCATACAAGGTGTTGAACTCACTGTGTCTAACACACTCAACACACAGGCAGGAGACATTGCTCTCGTAGAGACTTTTGTTAAGAGTGGTTCTGAGCCTTCTATAGGTCAGACCTACTATGTTGACTTCACCCGTGTTAGATCACTCTTTAACACTCGTACCTTCACCTCTCTCGGAGACGTGGTAGCCACCTATGGGCCTCTGAGTCCAGAGAACTCTTTGAGCTTGGGTGCTTACCTCGCGTTTGCTAATGGTGCTTCTGCAATTGCTTGTAGGCAGATCCCTCTCGCGAAGGGTCAGAGTATTGCTACCGAGGATCAAGTCATCTCGGCAATTTCTGGTGTTGAAGGTGAGATCACACCAGGTCTTTCACCTTCTGTGATTGTGCCTGTTTATCCTGCGACATCAGCAATCCTCTCCGCAATCTCTAACCATTGTGACATTCAGTCTTCACTTCGTTATCGTTCAGAGCGTCGTGCTGTTGTTGGCGTAAAACCTGGCACTCAGCCAAGAGAAGTTCAGCTTCTCGCACAAGCAACAGGAAACTCAAGAGTTTGCATTGTTTACCCTGACATCGCCACTCTTACTTTCATAAACGACGTGGGAGTCAGTCAGAGCTTCCTCGTCGGCGGTGAATATGTTGCGGTGGGTGTCGCTCTTGCTACAAGCAACCCTAGTGTAGACAGTGCGACCCCTTGGACGGGTCGTGTAATCAATGGTCTTTCTTCACTTTCAAGAACTCTTGATGAGGTTGACGCGAACGCGACAGCTAAAGCGGGTGTGACTGTTATAAGTCAGAGAGCGGACGGTATCAAGGTCAGACATGGTTTGACCACAAACATGACTTCTACTCTCACTAAGACCCCTACGGTTATCCAGATCGCAGATGACGTTCAGATTCGATCTCGTAACCTCTTGAGTAGGTACATCGGTGTGAAGTACGTACCTCAGGTCATACAGCAGATTGAGGGTCGTTTGAACGCTTTCTTGAAGCAACTCGTCCGAGACCAGATCATCTCAACCTACACAGGCTTGAGTGTTCGTCGAGATCCCGAAGACCCAACCCAATTGAACGTGGAGGTCTTCTACAAGCCCGTGTACCCCCTCCTCTATATTCAATTCACCTTTACTCTTCAGGGTGGCTGATTTGTAGTGTATTTATCCTCCGCCTTTTCTAGTTTAACACTACTAAGAGAAGGCAGGGATAACCATGTATGACCATAAGATCCGAGAACTCCAAGGGAGGTTGCTTCGCTTAGAGCGAGTAGCTTCTCAGGGCGACGAGGGCAGGTTCTTTGACAACCCTCTGGTAAGGTCTGTCAGAGAGTTTGCCGAGTCGGAGGCGATCTCTAATGATCTTCAGGTATCAGAGAATGCTTCTGATACCTTAGATTCTGAGAAGTCAAAAGAGCTACTTAAAGCAGAATCAGTTTTCGCACCCCCAACTCCAGCAGAGACCCGAAAAAAGCCAGGTGGCGAAGAGTTTTCAACCCTGAATCAGTTTGTATTAGAGACTGAGGAGGGTGTGAGGATGCCCTCCCCCGAAAAAGCGGAGCAACCCCCTCAGTCTTTGGAGGAAGGTAAGCTGGATCTCAAGCAGAAAGCTGAGGATCGAGTGATAACCAGAAGTGAGAAGCTACGTGCTATAAGAGAAGTCATGAAAAAGAAGTCTAGCGGGGCTTGGCTTTTACGGCAAAGGTCACTCCAGAGAAGGAAAGAAGACAGTCGTTCTAATGGGAAACGTCGCCAAGACGATGAAGATGAGTTGACGGACAGCCAGCGTGAGGTTCAGCGAGAGAAAAGGGACTATGAGAGGAGAAAGGAGAAAGAACAGAAAGAGAAAGAACAGAAAGAGAAAGCCAAAGAGGAAAGAAAGAAAAACTTAGATCAACGCAAGCAGGATCAAGTCAGTGCGAGAGCCCAAGCGAAGGAAAAGAAAATAAAGTCTTTAGAGCAACAGGCGAAAGGGTACTCGAAAATGAAAGGAACCGAAAAAAGCCAATTTGTTAGAGTCGTGTACAAGCTACTCGACCGACAAGGCTCAAGTGGAGCGAAAGATGACCTGCAGTATAAATTGAAGAAGACTAAAAACCCCGAAGAAAAAAGCCAAGAAATTATTCGAGCCCTCAACTCTCTACGAAAAGGATAGAAAATGTCTACAGATCTTAATCTTACAAGCGAAGACCTCATAGTAATGAAGCACGGTGACAGATGCCCCGTCACCGCAGGGGCGACCCTAAGAAGCACAGGGTGGAAAGCTGGCTATTGGGTGAAGTATGCTGAAAATGAAAACAGTGCTTCTGAGTTCACCGTGGAACTCGCAGACGGTGTGTACGCTACGGGTTTTTTGATGTACGGCAGTGAAGATTACTCAAACGCAAGGCAAAGCAACTATAGGAACTTCACATCCTACCAGCAAAGAGGAGCCCTAGCATCTGCTTCAGGGGCATCTGTCTTGACCATGATTATGGGAGGCGGGAGATTTCTATTTTCTCAATTTGAGAGATTCAATCTTGACGTAAATGGAGACCGTACCATCCCTGCGAATTACGCTCTAAATGATAATCTTAAAGTGTCCGAGAATGGAGTTCTCTGCAACGACACGGACGCCCGTCTCCTAGCCAAAACGGGAGGGACACTAGCTCTCCTTGTTGGGGTCTGTTGTAAAACTCCTGTGGATGGTAAATTAGGACTCGACCTGAAATTCTAAATATATAATAGGTTTTGAAAGGAGACAAAATTGAGAAAATCACTACCAGGGATCGGGCATTGGCAAGAGTTCGACAAGATAAATACGACGTTAGAAGTAAATTACACCGTAAAGGTACTAGCTTCAATTCGAGGCGTGACTTATCGTCGAATTGAAGAAACGGAAACTAAAGGGATTTTCCACTTGAGGTTTTCTGTGAAGGGATACGGTGACTTTTTTTTGATGTATTCGGATTGCGACGAGGACTTCGCGAAGAAAGCAAAAAAGTCTTGGTCTGGCATCTTAAGTTATGTGGCCTCTCACCCCAATATCAGATGGGTGGACATTGAGTTCACACCCACTAATTCAATAATCAAGACTGTGATCTCACACTTAAGTAAGAAGTGAAATTAACGAAAACTCTCCAAGAAACACACTAACCTATGTGGGCATAAGATGAACAGAAAAGCAGGACACGTAAAAGATATAATCCTCGATGAGATCGAAAATAGAGAAGATGAACTTAAAAGATATATACTAGTCAACACCGAGTTGGAAGACCACCCTTTCTTCATAGAGCTTCTAGCAGGGAATTTAAAAAGAGCCTATAGGAAAGCAAAGGGCTTTAACTTGAAGCAGGTGGTTGCCGAAATCGGACAAAGCGTAGAGGCCAAGCTTAAGGTTGCGAACGAGGCTCATGTAGTAGAAGAGATCCGACAGTACGCCATCAACAAAGGTCAAGACCGTCTGCAAAGCATGATTGATAGTATCATTACCAACCAAGCTAGACTCATGATCAAAGGAAATTGGAGTCGGCCGCGAGGTGTTAAGGGGTTCTCTAATCTTGTAACAACAGCTATCAAATTGTATCGAAAGGAACTCCCCCTCTCGTCACATATACCTAGTAGGGTTTCCCGCACCGCCAAAACTAAGGCGGCTGAACATCTCTTGGATTGGTACTTCGACCAAATCGAAGAGAGAGTTGAAGACATGGGAGGGGTTTATGACATATTAGATATGTCAATCCTACTCAACCCTGATAGAGTCCTCCCTAAATCGCTAGAGGTTGGGGGGAGAAATTTATCTTATGAAGACTTCCTCAACCTCCTCCTAAAGGCGAGGAAGAAAATGCGGTTTGACCCAGATGTTTATCTCAACTATGACCCTCCCCCATCTGGAAGACAGGGCTACCTGAGAGCCGAAGTTCAGGTGACTACCGACGAAGACACACGGACGCCACTTTTACTCTCTTTTGATATTAAAAGCGACCTGAGAAGAAGTCTAGAAGAAGATATTGAGCGTGTTCTTCAAGCGGCCTCTATGAATACATAAGGGAACTACGAGAGATATAGTTGGAGAGATAGAACGTCAAAGACGTGGATCAGAAGAGTAAGTCAAATAGATTTGATCTGGTTCGTGATACGATTTGGAAAAACCAAGAAGTACCTCCGCCTAATGGTCTGCTCGTAAGGTTAAGACTCAGACCATCTAAAGAAACGGTCATCCTCTTTGTGTGTGATCCCCTTACGCTTCACTTTACCTGTCTTCTTGCCCCGCACGTAACGTTCTAAAGAAGTGAAGTGCCTCCGCTCTAGGTCAGATAGATCATCAACTGTGATCTTTTCTTCAACCAAAAGCCAAAAACGACTCGCGGCTCGGGCTACCCAAAAGGCATCAGCTTGGTGGTTATTCCATCTCTTAGCCCCTTGACCTTCGGTAGCTTGCTTTGCGGCATCTACCATATCGCCTTTACCCATCTTCCAACCTTTGGGTCGATTAAGAAAAGCGGCGGCGTGGGCTTTGACTTGATTGGGTGAAAGATAAACCGTATCTACCTTTTCGAGCATGAGGGCTTCATTGCTATAGAGAAATAGACCATACATCCCTTCACTATAAAGGTCATTGAAGATAGGGGACTCAATACCTACCCTCATCGCATCATTCGGATATTTCTCTCTTATCTCTCGAATCAGTTCTTTCAATCCATCCCTAAGGTACATGTACCTTGTTACAAAGACTTCAGAAGCCTCTGTCTTCATTGTTCCTTTGTCGAGGAAGCTCCCGTCATCGCGGATAAGCGTCCAGCCGAAGTTCCTTAGACTTGGGTCTAGTCCTAGTATCATATCAACCTCTCTGTTTTTATGGGCAATAGTTCATTTATAAGATAAAGTTCCTACACTGCAAGAAAAGGAGCTTCGATATGTCTGAGAAAGATATGGGTCTATTACCAATAATGTCACCTTTGTTCAATCTCAGGGAGACCTGTAAACAGATGTCTCTCCTCGAAGACCATTTGAATAATGTCAGGAAGAGATGCCCTGATTGTATCAGAAAGCACTTCCTTACGATAGAGGCACTGTTTGAAGAAGCAGTTTCTCTCGACAAAGACCGTGAGTACGCGGAAATTCTTGATGGGAAAGCTCAAGATATCAGGGACTTGCAGGGGTCTTGGTTAGATGACGACAGTGACGAGAACTATCTCCTCGTCGCTCAAGCTCTCCGAGCTATCCGCAAGGAGTTTGCCCCGCTGTGTTTTGATGTCAGGAAACTTGCTAGGGTTGAGAGACTAAGTTCACAGCGACATTTTTGTAGTGGGTATAGTGGTGTTTCTTTTTCTAACCTCAGAGATCTCGCGAAGAGAGCCACTAAAAGTGAAGTGGAAAAAGAAGATGAGGCAATCGCTTCCCTTGTTCGCAGGGACCCAAAGAAGAAACCGCCGAGAAAAGATCTTAGGGAGAATCGGTACAACACAGGCGACCGTGACCTTGAAGGCTTGGGGCGAGGTGACGGCGGAGACCCTCACCTTTCTAGGAGAGACAGGAAGATGAGTAGTCGAAGGTATCTCTGAGGAGTAAAATATGAATCCGTATCGAAATATACTTACAGAGCTGAGAGAATCTCAAAATTTACTTAGTGAGGTAACTGCTATCCTGAAGACATCTGCTTCTAAGGGGGACATAGCCAAAGCGAGAGAATCGTTAAAAAATAAAAGCTACAAAGACCCCGATAGCGGTAAGAGCATCTCTTTCAGCACGGCATACAATAGAAGTGTCCCTCAGGCCCAGAAAGATTACGCAAAGGCATTGAAGTCGTTGCCTTCGGATAAAAAAAAAGAGGATGACGACGACAACCCCCTTGACGACCTTAACGAGGAGCAACTCGACTTACTTGAACGTGTTTCTAAAGGGCGTGATGTCTCGAACATGTCCCTCGTTGAAGAGAGGGTGCTTAGAGAGTCTTTAGCTATCCTCCTAGAGTCTCAGGACGAACTCGAAAAGGAGGGTGAGCCAGAGCCCCCTAAGAAAGCGGAGCGTAAGAAGAAACGTAAGTACGTGAAGAAGGTCAAAGAGAAGGTCAAAGAGAAGGTCAAAAAAGAGATCAAGCCGAAAGACGACGACGACCTTGAGTTCATTGACATTGATGAACTTATTGACGTTGAGGAGTTATCTGAAGTGCATTCAGATGACGCCAACCCCCTTTCTTCTGCCCTAGATAAGAAAGATAAGAGCAGGAGGGAGTTCGTTCAACAGGAACTGCTGAAGGAAGATGAGAAAGCGGAAAAGAGTAGGGACTCAATTCTGGACACTTTAACCCAATCTATTGACACGATCTCCATTAAGGCCAATGAGGATCTGGAGAGTCAAATAAAAGAGCTCAAAGAAGACCTGAGTAAATCTGGGATATCTGAGTCCAAGAAGAGAGAAATAGAAGACTCGATAGAAGATCTTCAAGACCAGAAAGATATCTTAACCCTTAACATTAAAAGCACTCAAGAGGGTTACCGTAAAGCTCTCACAGAGGCGGTTAAGGACATCCCTGATTTCGATGCGGAGCAGTCTAAGGAGCTATCTGAATCCTATTCGTCAATGGGAGCGGATTTAATATCGAAGGTTGAAGATCCCGCAGAGCTCAACACTTACATAGAAGACCAGATCAGCGAGCTGGAGTCTATAAGCAAAGATGACCCCGACTATCCTAAGTCACTAGGGAAGCTCTTAGCTCTCAAAGCTATGAAAGAGGAAGTAGTAGAGAACCCCACTTTCGGCTTCTCCCCCCCTCGGCTCAATGCAGATCCTGTGTTCTTAGAAGAATATAAGAGGGAAGTTGGATCTCAGCAGAGGACTAAGTTCAACTCTTTCAGCAAAGAGCAGAGAGATGTCGCAGCAAAGAAGCTGTCGGCACAGAAGGAAGACCTTATTGATATCCTAGAGAGTCCTTCTTCCACAGACGCGGAGAAAAAGGAGGCAGAGAGGCAGATGATGATCGTTCGAGAATCAGAGTCTGCTCTAAACACTGTCCGCCTACTCAATGAAGAAGAGCCTTTGGACGGATTCTCTCCTGTAGACAAGGATCTTCTTGAGCTTGCTAAGGAGAATGAAGGTGTAGTGGAGCTGGTCTCTAATGTATCAAGATCCGACCTTTCAAATGAAGAGATGAGGCAGGTTGTAGAGAACAATCTGAGGGAGTTGCCTGAGGATCAGTGGTTAAAAGTTCTAGGGGCGGGAGGAATGGACAACCCTTATTCAGGCTATAAGGATACTTTCAACAGCAACTACTGCCCTAACACCCCATCTAACGTAGCGGCGGGCGTAGCGGGTGAAGAACTCGACGATATGTCTAAGTGTCCAAACCCTGTCACGGACTCATTGAAAAACTCTTTGAGGGACTCTTTAACAAAGAACTTCTTGGATGTGCAGACTTCCTTCCAAGCCCTGAAGTCAAAAAAGAAGAAAAGACCCGCTCGAAAGAACAAAGAGCTGGCTGACGTACTCAAGAAGAACAAGGACGAATTCTTTAGCGTCTTGCTCGATAGTAAACATAAAGACGGGACGCGAGTTACAAAGGAAGAGAAGGAAGAGTATAGAAACTTTTTCTTCACTGAGTTGAGAGCTCTCAACTTGAAAAACTTGAAAACGCAAGGTTACCCTATCAATGGAATCGAGGACATCATGCGTAAGATGAACAGGATACGAGGACTAGAGGGCAAGAAGAAGCTTGAAGAAATAGAAGCCCTGAAAAAACTCATGTCCGACATGATGGACTTGAACCCACCAGCTAAGAAGGCATCTATTTTTAATAAACCTTTTATTGAAGGTCGTAATAGTTGCGGAGGTGTTTCAATGCACAAAAAATCAACTGTCTATATAGACTATCAAGAAAGAGCGAAGTCTTTCAAGAAGGGTATGCGTGTGTATACTTTCTGGGAAGGAAACTCTAGCCAGCCTGGTGTAGTCGTAGCAGTTTATCCCGCTATCGGTATGGTGGACGTGGGTTATCCTCACGGCACGAAAAGGCAACCCGTAGAAGAACTTATTATAGATACCTCTAATGACGCGAAGATATTGAATAAAGGCGATTCCCTGAACGGGGAGTCAGAGGCAGTGCCTGTTACTACCAGACTTGCTAAGACAGTAGCCTCTAAGCATGTGAAGAAAGCTATCTATTGGGCTCAACGCGGTCGAAAGTACAGGCTCTGTAAAGGGGAAGACCCTAAGATGCCGAATTGCCCTCGTTGCAGGACGCAGATGAACCGTTCTATATACAAAAGAAGAGATGGAGTAAGTGATAAATTGTTCGCTTGCAGAAACTGTCTCTTTATCATCAAAACCACAGATGTTGAAGGAGTCTAAAGATGGCATTCTTACGATATGCAAGAGCTAATGTAGTAACTCCTCAACTCGGGGGTTCTGAATGGGACAAGATCAGGGTAGCTTCTGGTTCAAAGCAGATGAATAGGTCTCTTAAAGCAAAGGCGGAAGATATACTTGGTGAAGAATTCACCCCTGACAAGTATCTACTTACCCATGCAACTATCGTCTGTTCCGTAGATGCCATCACACCCCCAAACACCAAAACAGGGTCTATTAAAGAGGGTGGCGTTACTATCAATAGAAAGTACGCTGACTTTCGTATTTCTAAAGACACAGATAAGTTCATCAATAACAACCTAGACTCATGGTCAAGAGGTGTTATTAAGAAGTCGTACCAGACCTTCATCGGAGCTCATAACTTTGTCGAACACGTTCAGGTTGAAGAGCTGTCTAAAGGTAAGATTATAGACGCTGTACTTAGAGACATAGGCGACTCTTTATATGTAGACATCCTTGTGGCAACAAACAAGAAGCACAAAGACCTCATTGAGCAGATTGTCTCTGGCAAAATGAATTCTATGTCAATGGGTTGCTCTGTGGACTTTACTATCTGCACTAAATGTGGACACGTAGCCGCGGATGAGCCTGAAATGTGCTCTCACGTCAAATACGAGAAGGGTAACACCTTCTTCGATGAACAAGGTGTGAAACACAGGGTTGCAGAGCTATGTGGACACGAAGATATCGGGGAAACTGCAGGTGTCACTTTCATTGAAGCTTCTTGGGTTGCAACTCCTGCTTTCCCTGGTGCGGTGGCAAGGAATACTTTAGATATTCCTGAAAAGTGGCTGGAAAAAAAAGCTAGCCTTGTAACCGCCGCTTTCGGAGTGGACGAAGATAGCGAAGAAGGCGAAGGGGGTCAGGATAAAGCTCCCTCAGATGGCCTCCTAAAAAAGCTAGATGCTGTCTACGAAGAAGCTGTTATCGACAGATTCAAGAAGAAGCTGGAAACTGAGATCAAGAAAGAAAAGTCTCAGTTAGCTCTACACCCCCCCATCAGCAAATCTACCGTTGAGCAGAACGACACCATCATTAAAGAAGGTGGCTCTATCAACACGGAAGATTATCTCAAAGCATTAGGCCTCTCCATAAGAACTGCTAATTCAGAGCAAGAGGCGGTCTTTAACATAGCTTTGGTCAACAACCACTTCGGTGTCAATGTACCCTCTAGTGTCTATAAGGTCGCTAGTAAGATAGGGAACGCCGAAAACTATTCCTCTGTGGAAGACTTTCTGAAGAAAGCTTCAGAGGTGTATGGTAAAACACTATCAGAAAAAGAGTCTTTCGCTCTTATTCGAATCTCAAAACTTTTATCCCTTAACAGTTTCGGGCAGAGATAAAGTCTTGCCCTTGAACCAATGAAAGGAGTACCTATGTCTAGGTATACTCGTTCTAAGTCTCAGAGGTCTTCTTCTGCCCGAAGGAACCTCCGTTCACGCCGTGCTAACTCAGCTATCCCAGGTTATGACAACCTCGGCTGGGAAGATTTCGGCCACCCCGCTTCAGCAGACCAGCCTAGTCTTGAGGACTATGGAATCGAATCAGATTTCGGTGAGGGTGTACGCAAAGGTCCTTACGGCGACAGTCCTGCACCAGCTTCTTACGGATGGGAGCCAGATCATCCCGCTTCAAGAAGTGCTAGCCTCCGTGACCGAAAGCTCCGTAAAGCTATGGAGCGTAAGGCTGCCAAGTGCATCAAGATTGCTGAGTCTCGTCTCGGCAAGTCTGCGTCTCAGCGTGAGATTGAAGACCTCGCACTCCGCTTCATGGATCTCCCAAATAAGGCGGTTAACACTCGCGTAGCTAGCCTCGACCACCATATGGGTATGGAAGATCTCGATGCAGATGAAGACGACATCATGGCAATGATGGACCACCATATGGGTATGGAAGACCATATGGGTATGGACGACCATATGGGCATGGAAGATCTCGATGCAGATGAAGACGACATCATGGCAATGATGGACGATCATATGGGTATGGAAGACTTCGATGCTGATGAAGACGACATCATGGGCATGGAAGACCATATGGGTATGGACGACCTCGATGCAGATGAAGACGACATCATGGCAATGATGGACGACCATATGGGTATGGAAGATCTCGATGCAGATGAAGACGACATCATGGCAATGATGGACGACCATATGGGTATGGAAGATCATATGGGTATGGACGACCATATGGGTATGGACGACCATATGGGTATGGAAGACTTCGATGCAGACGAGGACGACATCATGGCAATGATGGACGAACCTGTGGCACATGGCATCTTTGACGAGTATGACCTCGACATGGATGGGATGATCAGCCCAGAAGAGTTCGGAGGTTCAGCGGACGCTTTCAACGCTATGGACAGCGACCTCGACGGCTTCCTCTCTAGGGAAGAAGCTTCTGTCGGACTCGGTGACTCTTTTGGAGAAGAAGCCGCTGAAGTTCTCGCGGAGGAAGTGACTATGCTTAAAGCCGCGAATGCTCGCCTCTCACGTAAAGTCCGCAGTCTCTCTGTTCGCATGGCATCTCAGGAAGAGGCTTCTGAAGAAGAAGCATCTGAAGAAGAAGCCGAAGAGAAGGAGACTTCAAAGAAGAAGGCAAGCACTTCTCGTCGTATTGCCCGCATCGAGAGACTTGCTAATGCACTCTCTGATTACATGGCTGAGATGGAGCGTCAGGCATCTGAGGAAGAGGCTTCTGAAGAAGAAGCATCTGAGGAAGAAGCTGAAGAGAAAGAGACTTCAAAGAAGAAGGCTAAGGAAGAAGAGGCATCTGAGGAAGAGGCTTCTGAAGAAGAAGCCGAAGAGAAGGAGACTTCAAAGAAGGCTTACCACTCAATGGCTGACGTTCTCGCCGACCTTGAGATAGAAGCAGACGAAGAAGAGATCGTCGCAGAAGATCCTATGGGTCTTGATGCTTCAGACCTTGGCATGATCGACCCTAAGCTTGCTTCAATCTTCACCGCTTCTGACGAAGATGACGAAGATGACGAAGATGCAGACGAGACAGAAGATGGCGATAGCGAGGAGAAGGAGACTTCAAAGAAGGCCTCTTACCGACCAAGCAAGAGAACTCGTCAAGCTTCTGTGAAGACACTCGGCAACATCAGCCGTGAGGCATCTAGCTCAGACGAGCTCTCTAAGCTCTGGGAATCAGCCCCAGACGTTTCTAAGTTCTTCGGGTGATTTTTTAATAACTCGTTTATTGAACTTGTATAACCATGCAACTTGGGTGTTAGGGCAACCTACCACCCTATTCTAACAAACACACTACTCACTTGATTACAGTGAGTATGAGCAAACACATAGGAGATTAACTATGGCTCTACTTGGACAAGCAAGTGGTGGGTTCACTGAGAGCAGTTCTGCACTCCGTATTCTGCACGTCGGTGTTCGTAACACCCTCGGTCAGCTTACTGCAGACAGTTTCACTCAGACTAACCCTCCTGTAACGACCGATACAGATCGCATTAGTACTTCTGCAGGTATGCAGACCAACGTTCTTGGTGTACTTAGCGGGTCAATCGCATTCACTAGGTCTGATGAGGGTGTAAACTTTCACGGTGGACCTACCGCAGTCAACCCCGCAACTGAGCGTGTACTCGGTGTTTTCATTAACAATGCTTCTGGCAATGCTTTTGAGAACCAACCTGGCGTAGCAAGCAACAGGGGACCTTATGTTTCTGCACAGGGTTCTTACGCGAACAGCCTCTATGAGACATCTCGCACTGACGCGGACCAAGCTATCACCTACAGTGCTGGCGACAGCCTCAGAGCTTCTGTCAACGGTTATCTCACTAACGATGCAAACGAGAGAGCTAGTGATACGATTGAGATCGCTATCCTCAAAATTGCCCCAGACTCTAACTCAGACGAGTTGGTTTACGATCAACGCATCTGATTATAGGAAAGGACGTATAAAATGAGTAACACAGTTGACAATAGCGTAAAACAGAAGATCATCAGCGACTACATCAAGACCCCTCAGGGTCGTGCGAAGCTCGCGGCTTCTATGACACAGCCACTCCGCCTTCGTCGTGACTATACGAGTGTTGGTCGTAAGACCTTCCTCGTTGAGCAACTCCCAGACGGAGCGTTGCCGATTTATGACAAAGATCCAGACGTGACTGCATTTGTAGTTGGTGAAGAGGGTGAGAACATCCTCGCTATCACTAAGCCTCGTCGTGTGATTTTCCCACTCTTCGAGATCGCATCTAACCCTGAGATCCCACTCACGCAGATTAAAGAGCGTCGCTTCGACCTCATCGAGCGTGCTCAGGATCTCGCTAGGGCTCAGATTCAGGCTGCTGAGGACGAGCGTGTATTCGCGATTCTCGACGCAGTCGCGGCTAACGGCTTCGATAGCGTTGCAGGTCAGACTAACGCTGACATCCCTGTCATCGCCCCTCTTAACGGTGCTGTTCTTGCTGATGCATACAGCCTCATCGAGCGTCACGACCTCCGCGTTGCTCGCATCTTCATGAATGCTCGTGACTATGCTGACATCCGTAAGTTCGGTCGTGACATCCTCGACATCGAGTCACAGGCTTCACTCCTCAAGACAGGCCTTCAGGCTACTCTTTGGGGTGCTCAGATCATCACTAGTCGTCTCGTACCTGTCGGTACTGTCTACGCTACCTGTGAGCCTGAGATGTTCGGACGTATCCCTGTTCGTACTGAGCTTACCGTTCTCTCTGCTGATGACCCGAAGGCTCGTACCATCGGTTTCTCATGCTTCGAGAATCTCGGTATTGGTGCATACAACCCACGCGGTCTTGCACGACTCACTGTCACTCGCTAATACCTAGTATTTAGCTTGCGACAAGCCCCTCTGTCTCGGCGGGGTCTAGTCAAGAAGAAACCCTGTCTTCCGAATGGAGGATGGGGTTTTTTTTTATTTCTCCCACATTCTAAATTGATAACACGTTTATACGAACCGAGATAGAAATAGGAGAGAGATGATGTATATAAACTGGTCGAAAATACTAGAGAAAGCAAACCTCGTGACACTGAGATTACACTTTGATCTCATGTCTGCCTTGGAGTCTCTAGATGAAAACCCTAAAGACGTGACTGAAGACGAGATTCGTTACGCAATCATGCGAGGGAGAGACCGACTAGCCCAAGCATCAGGGCAAGATAAAGCTCTTTTAATAGAGATTGTGTCCGCCCTTGAAATTGAAATGAACAGTAGAAAACATTCGCGGACAATGAGCCTGTGAGTAGAGGGGAGTATTTATGAGAAAGCTATATAACACTAAGAGAAAGCTCTCGATCTCGCCCACCTTCAAGATTTTGGGTGGAGTCCTCCGTAAATGGGGAGAGATCCGACACCTTGAAGAGGTTGCCATCATATACAAAAATGGCTCTATCTCTAGGTACTCTCAAGATCCCGATTCTCCTTTCTATATCAGTGTCTTCCCTTACATAAACAAAATGGAAGTCTTCGGGATATCTAATAAATGGCGACGTTACAATGGCTCTTGGGATTTCGTCACTCACGTATATGACCATGAGGGACGACCAGGACCTTTGCGGGCCGAAAAGACCGAAAAGACCATCAAGGGTGCTCGCCAGGCTGGCATTCAAGCTGTCAAAGATCACTATGTTCAAGTGAATAAAACTCTCATGCAAGATCCGCAAGAGAGGTTAGAGGAAGAGCTGGTAAGAGCACTCAAGGGCCACGATTGGTATTACGCGATGAGTGATGACCATAGAAAAAATATGAGCGGGCGAGACTCTATGAGGCGTATTAAGCACCTAATGCGTGAGATGGAAGACTCTGATAGAGCAGAAGAGCTATTTAGAAAGTATGCACCCGAGGGCATAGAAGGAAAAGGCATCATACCTAAGAAGAGACCTATCGTGGAGGGAGACATCTTCTTTAAAAAAGACCCTCATGGATTTGATGTTCTTTATTGGTACGAAGTCTTGAAAGTAAACCGCAGGAGTCTTGTGCTTAGAGAGAAGAACTTCAAGAAGAGTAAGTATAACTCAAAAGAATATCTTGGAGATCCTTTTAGAGTCCCCTATCCTCAGAGAAAGTGGAATGTCATTAAGTACAAAGGCATCACTTACACCTTACAGGGTACGCAGTTTTAAAACCTCATCGAGCCTCTTTTTTTTATAAGTGTCAACACACAAACTTATTTAAAGGAGGCTCGATGAGCATTGAATCTATAGTCCATGCCGTATCTCGATAATGACCCTGAAGGACATTGGGAGCGGAACTTCTAGGCCTTTCCGCCTGAACAATAATATTTCTATAAGCAGTCAAGCTGTAAAGGAGAAAATAAGATGAAGTTAACACCAAGAGATAAGAAGGTAATTGATTCTTTCATTGCAAAGAAACCAATGGTTTCAAAAAAGCTGTCTACAGACGGCAAAGTCCTAAATAAGAACGCCCAATTATATTCTCACTTAGAATATATAGGGGTAGCTGAGTGGGGGGGGAGTCATATTAAACAAGTAAGCGACTACCCTGAGGAACTTGCAACCATTGTGAACTATATGACGAAGGAAGCTCTTCGAAGAGGCATCTCGGTGTTCGATTTTTGGGGTCGTGAAAAGAAGCTGAAGGCGATCACTCTCACTCCTAAAGACAAGAAGGTCATCGAGTCTTTTATCGCAAAGAGGCCTGCACGGTCTAGGAAGCTTGAGTCTTACGGACATTCCCTTGAGTGCTTGCTGACTAGTAGGGTATTATTCCAACATGACGTGACAGGGGACTTTGTGATTAGAGATCGGAAGTCTCAACGGGGTTCCGCGATTCACAGGTGGCATGATACTGTTTTTTCCTATCTCAAGAAGAAGAGTAGGAAGGACACAATCCTCGCAGAAAACTATAAAAACCTCGCTGAATACATGAAGGACATCTTAAGAGAGAAGACCATTGAGTTCAATGAAGTGAGAAGTATAGATAGGAAGCCTAGCGAGAGGCATATCCAAGAGGTCTGGGAGTCTGGTTTGATTGATGAAGAGATCCGTAGGGTGGACGAGGCTATCTCTGACTATCAGCACATGACAGACGTAGGGTTTCAAGACTAATGCATGGTTTAAGACTTCCTAAACTAACGCAAAGAGACAAGAGTGTGATCCAAGACTTTGTGGATAAGAGGCAGTTTTATTCCAAAAAGCTTCTTTCAAACAGCGAAGCACTTGAGTGTAAAGTGACCAAGTGCTTTTCTATTGGGGAGAAGAGGGCAAAATTAAATGGAATAGTTGGGTTTTCAGTCACTTAGATTTCTCTGACTTGTGGCTACGGCATGTATCAAACTATGTCTGTAACAGGTATGGCGACATACTCTAATAGTTTATCTATCCTCGTCTTTCTCTACACCAACAAAGGAGAAATGCTATGGACAGGATTGAACAGATAACTAGACAGTTCCTCCGTGAGAAGAAAGCCGCCGACTTCTTGGCAGAAGACAGGGAAGCAGGGGGGCATCGACCTGGTTCTTACATGAGCAGGCAGAACCTCGCACATATGTTGAATCAGGTCATTTCTATCTGTCAGCAAATGGGGCATGAGGAAGAGCTTGAAGATTGGGTTGAGGACAAGATATCTCACGCCCATGCCGCTCTTTCAGATGTCGCGAGATATATTGAATATGGAGACCGCGAACCTTCTTTAAAAATGGCAGAAGACGGCCTAGTCGCGAGTGAAGACGAGAGAATGGCTCACCGAACTTGGACGAAGAAGCAGTGGAAAGAACACCTTGAGAAGTATCCTGAGATGGCCTACTACCAAGGAACTTACAATAGAGGTAAGTTTAACCCCGCCAAAGCTAACAAGAACATTAAAGAGTTCGGCCTTGAGAAGGAAATGGAGGCAGGTAAATTTAAGCCTAAAAAGAAAGCGAGATGGAGATGAACTCAGCTACTAGAGTAGCTTCTGCTCACATGAGAAAAGAAGCCGCAAGTGGTCTCTTTGGGTTCACCAAATCTATCCAGAGAGAGGGTGAGTCAGCCATCAAGAGGGTAAAGAAGCAGGCGGAGAAGATCTCCACACAGCTTGAAAAGAGACATCCTGAAGCAGGGGTCTATTTAACTTTGAGATGCACCAAAGCGGGTTGTGTTCCTTCTAAGGCATTAGCTAAGGTATGTATCTTCAACCGACCCCAAACTAGGGTCTTGAAAGGCCCTATGGGATTTAAGCCATCTACGGCTAAGGCTTCCCAGAAAGCGATCTCGGACATACTCTTGTTTGCGGGCGAGGTTGGATATACTCTGTATCATAAGAAGAACGACGTACTTCCTTTCTTAACATCCTACGCGAAACGGAAGAGATGCCCCTACGCCAAGCTCTTAACTGAAGCGTACCCCCACATTCAGAGTGGCCTATGAGATCTCTATTCTTGTCCTTCTTGATATTCCCCTCACTGAGCTTTGCCCAAGTGAATATGGAATCAGATCGCGGAGGAGACAAAGAAGGATGGGGTCTTAAGACAGACTTTGGCATCACCCTACAGTCGGGTAATGTCGAGACATTCTCTTATAAGCTTGGGCTCAGGGCTGATCTCGCGAGAGGGAAAAACCACCTTTACCTTGTCCTGAACAATCAGTATGGGGAAGAGGGTGGCGTAAGCTTTAGGGATCAGGGATTTGGACACATTAGGTGGACACATATGAGAGGGCCTGTTGGGTTTGAGACCTTTACTCAAGTAGAATATGACGACTTTCGACTTCTCCAGACGAGGCAGTTGAATGGTTTAGGATTAAGAGTTGAGTTCATGGAAGTCTTAGCTGTCGGCATCAGTGGAATGTCTGATTTCGAGTCTATTCAGAAGAGAGACGAAGGTCAATTAGATTGGCGTGGGTCTTCTTATATCAGCTTAGATGAGGATTTAGGAGAGTCTTTCAAGATCCACGTCGTAAGTTATTACCAACCTCTTTTTAAGGACTTCTCTGATTGCCGCCTATATAGCATAGCTACGCTATCAGCCTCTGTCACGAAAACCTTCTCGATTAAGAATCAAGTATCTTATGCCTTCGACACAAGACCCCCCGACGGTGTCGAGAAGAAAGATCTTCAATTCATAGTGAGCTTTGAATTGAAGACTTCGGGGGAATAGTTTTTTTATGGTTTACTCTTTAATAAAAGGAGAGTGAGCATGAAAAGCCCATCAGAACAAATCTTAGACCTTCTGTCTGAATACAAAAACCTTAAAATCAAATCCGCCAAGAAGTCTTTAAGAAAGATACTAGGTAAGTTTGATGTCGAGTTAGTCTCTTACGAACTTCGAACTAGGTTTCTTGATCAGGTTGAAGTGAAATTAAAAAAAGAGTTCTCTTTACCTAAGCACTTGAAGAGGGAGTACCCTGAGCTAGTAGGGGAGACCTTCAGCTTAGGTCACTTCATGCAAAAACAGAGTATGATTAAAGGAGTCCCAGAGATTGGTATGCACCAAGAGAATATGTGGGTGATAGACCTTAACTACGCCCTCAAGACGTGGATGTTGCAGTATGGTTGCGACATTGAGGTTCTCGTAGGAGATCGTAAAGACTACCCCCTGAAGAAGAAATACACATCCTTAGTTAAAAGAAGATTGCACAGATATGGCTGGAAAGCTCAGTTGCTTGTTAAAATGGGCTTAGGCTTATTTGGGGGTCTCTTCTGGAAGCTTGCCTATGAAACCATAATGAAGATAGACGACAACCCTTTCTTAGACTTGTCTAAAGACAGCTTAAATCGTTTGAAGAGAGTCGGCTCTAGCCAAGCGAGCTGGGCTATCCTTTCAAGCGGAGTGTCTCAGTCAAGAGTGGAAGCACATATCATCCGACTCACTGTAAACCAGCTCCTTAACTCACTAGAGAAGAGTCCGCTCAAAGAAGAGCTCTATAAGCATGTTGGAGATAATCTACAGGCTCTCCCAGCCCACTTGTCGAAGCTCGAAAGAAGCTTAGATAGGACAAACTACGCTCTTATCACTATGGGAGGTGATTGGTATCGCCAGAGATTGGTTCACGAAGACCGAGAAATGGTAGATATGGCAAGCAAGTTTAACCCCCTTCCTGTGCCTTCTACCATTAAGAAGTCTCATTTAAAGCAGGCTAACCTCTTTAAAGACCTGATAAAGAAGACCTTTTACACAAAGACAGAGAATCTCCTCTCGGCGGTTGAGGAGATTAAAAAAGTCCCAGAAGCCGAAAGACGAGGGGTTCAAAAAAAACTCATGTCTGAACTCGAGGTTCACAAGAAAAAGTTTATAGAAAAGGCATATGGAGTGCTGGAGAGTAAACTTGAAGGTTTCCAATACGAGATCATAAGGTTCGAACCCAGTTCTAAATTATACTCTAACATCACAGTCCGAAAGAAAGATCAGAAAACTAAGTTCTCGCTCAAGACTTTAGAGTCTTCATTGAAGAAAAAAGCGAGAGAAGAAGAGCTGAGCCTCACACCGAAGACTAGGTTCAAAGATTTGTTGTTTGTCCTTGAGAATTGGAAATTCCAATATGGGCAGTATATTCTAATGTTAATCGGAGAGTCCTCCTTAACCTTCTCAGAAAAAGATACTAAGCTAGTTGCTAGGCTAAGTCGGTGGCTTAGTATAGGAGCAAAGAAGGCGATCATCCTCTTGAAAGCTTTGTTCTTGTTTTTCGACCCTAGTGCTTTGGGTATTATAATTACCTTCCTACTCCTGCCAAAGACTCTCGGCTATCAACCCCCTGCGATGGCGTTTGGGTCTGCCTTATTCATTGCTTTTGCAAGCATGATCTTCATCGGCAGAGAGAGAGCAGTCCCACATTGGAAGAGGTTTAAGAGAATTTAGCAGCCCCCCGTCTCTTTTCGATAATATCGGTGAAGATATTTATTAGAGAAAGAGATGATTATGAGAGTTTTAGAGAATAAGTTTAAGAGCAAATGTTACGTCTGCGGGGTTACGGTTCAGCCCGCAGACGGCTTCGCGGTTGAAGAGATACCGCGTGTTTGGAAAACCGTTTGTAAGAACAGCGGTTGCCACAGCCAAGTCAAGGGGCTGACCGAATTACTGAACCGACCAAACACTAGAGAGATTACTTCAAAAGGGATGGTTAACATCTACCCTTTCGATTGGAGTGCCCTCCCTAAGATTAAAACCTTTCCTGGAGCGAGGTTTGATGGGAATACCAAAAGCTGGTTTATCTCCCTTGACCCTTCAGACCGAGATCGAGTAGTTAAGGTCGCAAAGGATCTCCGCCTTGATCTCCCTAAAGGGTTTGAAAAGGTCGAAGCCACATCCGAAGTTAAAGAAGCTATCGCGAGAGGAGAAGCAGTTGGAGCTTACCCTTACCAACTTAAGGGCATTGAGTTCTTGGCGGGTAAGAAGCATGCCCTCCTCGCGGACGACATGGGGCTCGGTAAGACCATTCAGTCTCTTGTCGCCCTCCCTGAGAACGCAAAGTGCATCTTCCTCTGCCCCGCTACCCTCAAGAGCAATGTTGCGAATGAGGTTAATAAATGGCGTCCAGATCTTACCCCTGTGGTCATCTGTGGTCGAAAAGGGTTTAGGGTTCCTTCAAAGGGTGAAGTGGTAATTGTTAACTATGATATCTTGCCCTCTTGCTTCACACCTACGGATAAGTGGGGCGAGGAGTCAAGCACGCCTTCTTCTTGGGTTCAATCTCTATCTGAGACCGTCCTGATTGCAGATGAGGTTCACGTCTGTAAGAACCCAAAGGCATCTAAGTCTAAGAAGACAAAGGTTCTCAGTAAGATGTGCCTCAGAGTTTGGGCTATGACAGGTACGCCTATCATGTCTAAAGCTCTAGATATGTGGGGTGTCCTTCAAGCGTTCGATTTAGAGCGTAAAGTATTCGGTAGCTGGAAAAACTTTGTTCAACTCATGAATGGAGAGAAGCAATGGGTTTCAGCTACCGCTTCAAAGTGGGTCTTTGGAACTCCTTCCCCTATGGTAACAGAGACTCTTCGAAAGTTGATGCTCCGTAGGTTGAAGAAAGACGTTCTCCCCGACCTTCCCGCTAAGACTTACCAAGACATCCTTGTAGACGTAAATTCTAAGTCTCTGTTCAATAAGACAGAGAAGCTCATGGTAGATGTTAAGCATCTTACTCCTAACGAGCCTTTACCTCACTTCGAGAAGTTCTCAAAGCTTCGAGCAGCACTCGCTAAAGACCGCATCCCAGCTCTCATCGAGCAGGTTGAGTCTTTTGAGGAGGCAGATGAGCCTGTCGTGGTCTTCTCGGCACACAAAGAGCCTATGAAGGCTCTGGCTCAAAGAGATGGTTGGGGTACCATTACTTCAGACACCACCCTCGAAGGCCGTAAAGAGATTGTCAGGCAGTTTCAAGACGGGTTTCTCAAGGGCGTAGGTTTGACCATCAAGGCGGGCGGAGTAGGCCTTACCTTGACCCGAGCTAGTAAGATGATCTTCGTAGACATGGAGTGGAATCCTGCTTTGAACACTCAGGCGGAAGACAGGATCTGCCGCATCGGTCAGCAAGCGGATAATATCCAATATGTGCGACTTGTCAGCAACTGTGCCCTTGACATCCATGTACATAATATCCTCCACGCAAAAGCAGAGATGATCCACAAGGCATTGGAGAGTGAAGACTCGCCTGTGGTCTTCACTCCAACTCCCGCTATCGACCTTTCTACGAAAGTGGTGCAGGAGACTCCAGAGGAGGCTCAAAAGAGAATCGAAGACCTTAGAGAAGCAAAGAAGCGAGCAGGGGAAAAGCTGGCTCAAGCATCTGCCACAGCAAAGATCACTGCTCGCCGAAGCTCTTGGACTCGAGGTAGTCTTTTACCCGACCCCTCACCCACACAGCGTCAAGAGATCTACGCCGCCCTTGTCCTTATGTTAGGGTCTTGTGATGGTGCAGTGAGCCACGACAACGTAGGCTTTAATAAGCCTGACGCATATAATATGCGGTCAATCCGAATCTCAGGACTCTTAGGAGGAGATATCGGTCTTCAGAAATATGTGTGGGGTACTCTCAGGAAATACAGCCGACAGCTTGAGTCCATCTTCCCCGATCTCTTCTAAGATCCTGTCTCTATCTTCTGGTGATCATACGCCCTCAAAAACTTTTCAGCTTTATCTAGCTGATATGCCTTATCTCTCAGATCCTTATTGAGGTTCATATTACCTAATACGGTAATCTCATGGGTCGCGGTATCTTCAAGCCTTGTTGTCAAACCTAGTGTTTTTGGCATCAAGGCTTTTATTAGTTTAGGGTCTATGTATTTAATAGAGATGTCCCAAACCATATCTAATTCTACACCTTGACATATGTTCAAAGGCTGACCCCCATACACGGTAGTCATCTTTTCCCTGTGAAGAGAAATCCCTGATCTCGTCTTGAGTTCTAGGTCAAAGAAGTGGACAGGTATTGGGGCTTCAGGTCTATCAAAGAACATCTTAAAAGCTACATGAAGGTTCTTATCGCCAAAGGTTATCGTGGGTTGGTTGATATGACCCCACTCATGGATGATGATATATACCTCTTTAGACTCTACGAGCCTATTAACGAAGTCAAGTTCGATGTCGCTCATGGGTATGTACAGAGAATTACTGTTCCCACCTCCAAATTCGTTCTTGTCTTTTGCCATCTTACACCTCTTTAGATAAGTTCAAGTATGTACAATACTCTACCCAAGCCAGAGCTAACCTTAACCCCTCTAGCACTAGAAACCTTTTGAGACTCTCTCAGAAAGAATAAAGGATCGAACTCTAGCTTAGTTTCGCCCTTAAGTATACAATCTCTCAAGCTTCCCTTGAGGTCAGATTTACTTAAAAAGTGCAATATGACCTCTGGGTTGATGTAAGACTGCTTCGTTGTTTTGGGTGAGTCATGAGAGAGGGCGACTTGAGCACTTTTATGTGCTTTATCCAGAACTTTGCAGATCTCGTCTATGGTCTTCTCCGCCGCCTCTTCCACCTCAAGATCAACATAAGACTTTATTTTTAACATTAGAGTGTCTCTCTCTTGCTTCAATGTCTCATAAACCGCTTCTGTGGCCCGCAGCTTCCTGAAGTCTGTAATTCTTAACTCGCCGAAGTTTTCCTTAAAGTACTTCTTGAGGTGCCGATATTTGAAATCCTCCCCAAAGAGGTAATCTGAACTATGACCCTCAAAGCCCTCTATGTAATCTCTAAGTACTTTAGTTGTAGTGGTATCAGTTAGAGATGCCCTGTTGACAACACCTTTCTTACCCTCAAACCGTAAGAGGATCGTCCCATCTCCCTGTAAACGCAGGTGCTCTCTCTTCAAAGTGAGAGCTCCGAAGGTTTCGATCTCCTCACCTTCAGCTAGGATCGCATTCCCATGACGACCTGGCCTGATGCCTGTCTCTAGAATAATTAACAAGACTAGAGCGGAGATCTTGTCAAAGCCGTATTTTGAATCCAGAGAGGACTTTAAGGTCTTCTCTATGTCATCATACTGCTCTAAGATCTTACGTTGATTAAGAGCCTTTTCTGCAACCGTGTACGTCTTGTTCGCAAACAGCTCTCCGATGTTCTTGACCCTGCCTTTATCATCGACATCAACTGTAATGGTGTCGGGAAGGTAGGCCCTTAATTTCTTAGGTATTGTCTTAAGGAACAACTTCTGCTTCTTATAGAGCTGAATGTCCCTCCTCGACTTTAGTGTAATCTTCCCTTCACCGTCAAGAGCCTCTTTGAGTGTGAGGTCACCCAAGAGGTGGTCGGTTATGATCTTAACCGTTTTATTCCTCTTAGTCTTGAAGGAGTCCTCTGTCAGAGGCCCTACAAACTTCTGTATATATCTCTTCACTTGGGGGAGAGACTCTATCAAAAGCCTTAGCTCTTTCGCTTTCGTACTCCCCTCTTCTATGGTGCGAGGGTACTTTTTCAGCGAGGAAAGGAGAGACTTAAATTCCTTTAGAGACCTGTCTCTGAAGTTGATTGTTGCTTTATCTATATCGTTCATATCCCCTCCGTCTTAACTAAGAACTGAGATTGGGGGGGCTATTAATAGACTACAACCTACTTGAGTGTGCCGTCAAACTCTTCGAATTCTATGTCTTCGATTGGGTTTTTTTCGGCGTGCTCAGTTTTTTTTTGCGTTGGATGCGAGGAACCGTCCTTATCTAAGGCAGAAACCGCGACATGAGTATACTTATCAAGAGCGGCCTGCCCGAGAATGTACCCTATCTGGATGAAGCCTGAAGTGACGATCATCGTAACCAACACCATAAATGCGTAGTGTTCAATTTTCGTCTGATATTCCCAGATGACATAGAACATCAAGATTTTCCATCCAAGGTCAGCGATAAGGTATGCCAAGAACTTCTTACTCTTGAGTGGGAGCTTATCGAAGATGGTATGGTCTTTTGGTTTTTCGGTGGTCATGGGTTCCTCTTAATTCACTCGGAGTTTGGTTCGCTTGTTAGTGGATTTGTTAACTGTTTTTGGGAGGTGGTTGTTTCCCAAGTTCACTCTAGTTGTCATAGAACTCTGGAAGTCGTCCTCTATGGTTTGAGTGTATTTACGAGGGGGAGTGCTGTAGGCATATATAGTCTCCAGCCTACCCTGCTCTTCAGGGAGCATGGAAGACAGCAATGCTTGGAAGTCGTCTCTCGCCTTTTGATTTCCGTCAGACAAGAACTCTAGGATCAAATGGTCTGGGAGAAGGGGAGGGTTTTCAAAGTCGCCTGTCACACCTTTCAGGGTGTTCTGTCCGTTGTCTCTAATCCAATAGTTAGACATCTCTCTCCCCCTCTTCTTCTTCACCATCTTCGGTGTCTTTGGTTTTAGGTATCCAACTCTCTACAACATTCTTTAGAATGATGTCTTCTTCTTTCTTTGCCTTAATCACACCCTCTCCTTGGAATAAAGATAGCTTGTCAATCACAGCAGATTGGAGATCGAATATTTGTTCGCGAAGAAGTTGCATCTGTATCTGAGCATCCCTTAATCTCGCGATCAGGGCTTCTCGATCTCCGTTTGCGGACGCGAGTTTGTCCTTGAGTTCTTCTACTTCAGAGGGGTCTCTCCCTGAAGCTATTGCGAGCATAGAAGATATAGACCCCGTGAGCATACCTATGATCCCAATCAGGATGTCCCTATTTTTCTCTACTATTTCGTGCGTAGAAAGAAAGTAGATGAGTATGACAATAAGACACATGAAGACGACAGACGCCCACCAGCCTCTTTTAGCTTTCTCTGATTGAGTGAACTGCTTATTTGTCTGGTTCATCGCTAAATCCTATTCTTTTCTGCAGGTCTTTTTTAACAAAATCGTAAGACTCTGAGACGTAATCTACGACGCTGTCATAGATGGGCATAGTATAAGGAAGCCCTATTAATATTCTTGACATGGGTCTAACAGATATTTGAAATAGGACATATAGAATCACGATAAGAGAGATTACCCCAGCTCTCCATATGACCCAATTTACCCAATCTAGGAATTCCCTATCTCTAGCTCTTTTCTTTATATACTTCGGGCCACCCAGCCTTTTGACTTTCTCAGAACTTGGAGGGGGCTGAAGAGATTCCACACTCTGCCCAACTGCGTAAACCTCCTGCGGGGTGCTCACCCCTTTGAAGCGATACATACCAACGCAGGCATATCGAGTGTCCTTAGGGGTACGGGTATTAGTTCTACTCTTAATGTTGACAAATGCTTCTTTCGTCAACAGAACTTGACCTGCTTGGCAGAGGCTCATAGTTCGAGCCGCTATGTTTTTAGCTAAGCCCTCTAGTTCAATCCTTTTAGCACCAGCACCGACGAAGAGTTCATCTTGTTGCACCTCTATGATCCGACCCCAATGGATGCCTATACGGGTAGTCAGCCGAGTCTTCTTTGGAACTGTCCTCTGATAGCTGAGAGCAAAGTTGACGGCATCAACAGTCCTGTTAAAAGAAAGTAAGAACCCGTCACTTCGGTCTATTTCTCGACCGTCATGTTTATAGATTAAAGACCGTGCGAGCCTATCATGAACCTGAAACCACTGAGCCGACACATGGGCACCATTCTTTTGAACGAATGCGGTAGACCCAATTATATCTAGCAAGACGATTGCTAGATAACGTTCTTTCATCGTGACTTCAGTGGGGACTTTCATACTACTCCCAGAGGCTCTCTATATTGCTACAAGTAGTATTCAAGATCCTCTGAGCTATGACCTTATCGCAATTGTCTATGTAAGGTCGGTATCCGACACATTCTTCAATGTAGTCTATAGCCTCTTCGCAAGGTGTCTTCACGGGATCTTCCTGATGTCCTGCTTCACAAGAGCTTAAGGAAAACGCTATTAGTAAGGCGATCTTCTTCATTACAAGTACCCTACGAATGCGAATTCTTGTTTTTTAACAACTTCGAGAGGAGAGTTCTCATACTTTTTGATTAACCACATGATGTAGTAGTCTCCTGGGATAAACCCAGCGGACAACCTCTCCGAGACGTAGTAGATTCCAGATTGATCTTGAAATGGCACTCTACCACCCTGCCCTACTCTCCATTGACCTCTAGCATGGTCTTTAGCATGGAATTCATAGTAGATGACGTAAGGGTCAAAAGCACCACCACTCTGGTCATACAGCATGATGTATAAATCATTAGGGCCTAACTGTTGCCCTTGAGTATATACAGGCATTTTAAATCACCGAGATGATGTTGTTGACTGAGGATGAGGCGACAGCTTTTTTAACAGAAATGGTTTGTTCCGCTTTGACCTCAGATTCGTCCCCTACAAGATTAGCGACGTACTCAACAAAGAGAGTTTGCCCTTCGACATCATTAGGAATTGTAATCTTAGTGATGAACCTATGATCTTGATCTGTCTGTTGCATGGCAACTGGGCCTGTGATCACTGTCCTTACGACACCTTGATACTTAAATAATGTCGCGGTGACATTAGCAACTTGAATGGGTTTGCTATCTTGACCTATCCAAGATACTTGACAAGGGTGCGACTCAGAGACCTCTGCTTGAGAATAGTACGCAATCATAACCCCCCTCCTTCATATGTATTATATGTATTTATGAAGGAGGGGGGTTATAAAATGAATATTAAGATTCTTCCCTCGCCATATAGGTCAAGGCTTTGAGAGACCTGATCTCATCGACATAGCTCAAAGCGATCACTCTTGACGTTCTGTTGAAGAACTCTCTCTTAAGATCTTTAAAAGAGGACTTCTTCTCGAAGACGAAGACCACCTTACGCCCTTCAAGCTCAGTCTTTAATAGCTCCATGCCTACTACTTTTAAGTACGCGGCAAAGTACAGATCTGAGGTCTTGTAAAGAGGCTCGGGTTCAACATTCATACCGAGCTTCTCTCCAGAAGGGAACTCAGGGCGACTTGGGCTTTACGAACGCCCTTGTCACTTGAAGGGATTTGAATGAGCTTGCCTTTCTTATCCCATTTAGCGACAAGGGGTCTTTCTCCCCATGCCCCTCTTAACTCGTCACCGTCTGTGACCAGCACCCGCCCTTCATGTGAAGAACGTTTTAAGAATGCACTAAGAACCTTTTTATCCTGAAGGGCGATTTTCACCGTTTGTGTCTCCCGTGTTAGTTATGATTTAGAGGACGTTACCGAGTCCGTCATATACTACCACGTAAGGATCAACAACAGCACCTCCGACAGTGCGAGTGCTTTTAAGACCGAGAAGATCTCCCTTAGCTACAGAAATCCAGAAGCTTGAGTCCTCCTCAAGGACAGGGCTCACGACACCGTAGTCAAAGAAGCTCGTCGCTACAGGCTGAAAAACCCCAGCCACTTCTACGACATGACCTGCGGGAACGACGTATCTTGCCCCTGCGAGAATCTGTAGGATGTCTTCTACAGAAGCTGTAGAGGTTGCAACCCCCACGCCTGCGGTAGCTACGGTCACCGCGACAACAGCATTAATAGCCGCGAGGTCGAGAGTGTTACCTGCTCTCATCTCAGCCACTAGAGCATCTGCGATGGTCTTTGCGTCCGCTGATGTGATAGACGCACCTACGGCAGGGTCGTTTGCACCATCATCGAGATTGACTAGGAGATAAGCCGCGAGGCCTCTCACTTCCGTAGTCACCACCCCAGCCGCTACTGTAGGGAGTGTGGTGGTTTCAGCTACGCGAAGGTAACGAGGCCCTTGCGGTGCGGGGTCAACCACAGGGTTGGCTTGTGATCTATTAGGCCACATATCTTTAACAAGAATCTGGCCGTTAGAGATAGATGTGTCTCTGATACAAATTGCTGGACTTGGCATTTACTTTTCTCCTTAGATGTAGAGTGAGCCGTCATCACCATAGATGACAACGTAAGGTGCAGGGTTACCGCTAGCGTCTACCCTCTCCTGAGCTTTGCGAAGCTGACCTCTCTTTGCAGAGATCCAGAAAGAGGGGTGGTTGTTGAAGTCACTCCAAAGACTAGCATAGTCGGCAGGGTTCGTGAGAGATCCCGCTTGATCTAGACCCGCGAGAGGCACGAAGGCACCTGCATCTTGCACGTCCTGACCCGCTGGGATACTGAAGACTTTGTAGCCCGAAATAATCTGAAGAACCTCAAGCACTGTGCCTGTAGAGTTACCCAGAATGCCGTCAAGGTCATTACCCACGGCGGTGTTTTCAACGATAACAGCATTGATGTCTGCGATAGTAAGACTTTGAGCAGAACGCATTCTCAAGATGAGAGCATCTGCGATGTCGTTTGCTTGATCACTAGTAAGGGCGATGCCCGCCGCCGCAGTATTCTCTACAGTAGTGAGAAGATAGACCGCGAGACCCGTGAGGTCAGTAGTCGTAGCGAAGTTGACATCGAGGGCAACGTCCTGACTAATGTCCCTTGTATGGCCATAGAGATAAACGGGCCCTTTGAAGTTAGGGCTGATAGTAGCATTCGACTGTGTCTTATGCGGGTAGAGATCAGTGATCTGTACTGAAACACGTCCGTCAGTTGAGTTAGTTACTCTTGGGGTTGCAAGAAATGGCATATCTAATCTCCTATTAGCTGTAGAGAGTACCGTCATCGTTATAGACGGTAAGAAGAGGCGAGGTAGAGCGAACTCCTGCGAAAAGGTCGCCGTAGACGCCGTCTCTAACAGAAGTTAAGCCCGAGAGTGAACCCTCAGAGAATGAGATCTTCCAAGAAGAGTCTCTCGGCACAAGTGTTCTCATTGTAGAGCCGAGTGTGCCAGGCGAGAGTACAAGCTCTTTAACCCCGTCTGCATCCTGAATGGGAACTCCTGCGTTCACGATGTAATCTTCACCCGCTAAGATCGCTAGTACTTCTACCAACGACCCTGTGCTGTTCGAGTTAGCGACGCTAACCCCATCGAGGTCAGTAGGTGCGTTAACAACATCCGCACCTGAAAGAATTGTGTTGATGTCTGCAGTCTGGAGGGTAGATCCAGCTCGGACTCTAGCGACGATGTTCGTAGCCGCTTGTTCAGCTTGAACTAAGCTCAGAGCAGGGCCTGTACCCGCACCGTTAACATCTGCCGCAGGGTCAGCCTCTATGTGAGCTATAAGATATGCTATGAGGCCGTTACTTCTTCTGAGAAACTCGATTGAAGTATCTGCGTTGACTTTCAGCACAGGGCGACCGACGCCTGTTGAACCGACATTTGCAGTTCGGACATAGAAAGGGCCTTGCCCTCGCGGATCGTTGACGAGGTTTCTTTGAGACTCGTTGGGGAACAAGTCTGTGATCTGAACTGATCCGTTTTGGATTTCAGGTCGTCTTGCAATGATATATGGCATAGTAATCTCCTTTGTGGTTATGCTTTTACTACGCCGAAATATAAAACAACTATTACCCTAAGTTTACGACAGAGCACCTCATCGTGAATTGAGGAGTTGAAGACTTCCCACCAAAGAAAAACTCACCTACAGAGCTTGAGGTCAAAGAGAATTCGTGACCTGGCTTTATAATCGTAGGTGACATACCAGGAGAGCAAGAGAAGTATAGATCTTCGCCCGCTACATCAGATAGGTTCTGAATATCAATAGACTGACTAAAATTAGGAAGGTGTATATTTAAACCCCCCGCGTCTAAGGAGTCTGGGAGACCCCCTCCAAGGTCTGGGGCTGTTGCGGTTGCTGTGAAGACAGGGCTTATGACGCCAAAGAAGTCGTAGGGAACTAGAGCGACAACAGGGCCGAAGTCGGTGAAAGCACCCGTAGATCGGATTTTACCTCTCGCTCTAAGGTAGCAAACCTCGCCGTTAGTCGGGATGCGAGCACCTACGAGTGGCGGTGCGGTCGCATAGTCGTCAAGGGTGAACATGAATCGAGTCTGATCTCGGTTTGAATCATCGACCCCAACCTTAGATTTGAGGATAGAAGGACTCTTGAAGGTGGAGTCGTATCTCATCTCGAACATCTTAACAGGGTTTGTAAAAGCGTCGTCTATATTTGAGGCTCCATGTATCTCGATAAGTTCAAGGCCTCTGAGGTTTCGGTTAGGAAAACTCATGTCGGTCATGTTCTTGGCTCTATAGTTAAGACTAGGTATTAATCTTCCTCTAGACATCACTTACTCGCTTTCTCTTTAGCTATGAGGGTTTCATATGAAGATGTGTTCTTCCCCTTGGATTTAGCTAACCTCTGAGCCTCTGACCAAGAGTCTACTTTCTCTCCGTCTACGTTTGGAGCTAATGTGACATTGGGCTGATCTCGCTTCATCTCTGCTGTCCGAGACTCAAGGCGTTCATTCTTCTTACGCATCTGGTTCTTGATACGATTGTTTTTGCCAGCCCAGCCGTCGCCTTTAAGTATGAAGTTACGGGTGGGTTGAAACACTTTTTTATTAGGTGTCTCGCACTCAGTGCAAGGTTGCTCTTTATCGTGATCTCTCATAGAGACTCTCAGTTGGTAATCGTGTCCGCAACTACTGCAACGATATAAGTAAAAAGGCATAGTTTAAGCTCCGAAGTATTTCTCTAAGACAGCATAGATGTGCTTGCAGATCTTATGTGTCCCATTGGGGTCTTTCTTTTCTGGCCTGGTCTCCGTACCTTTAGTTGTACCATACAAGTAGTCTTTTTCTTTTGCGTGGTATTCTGGTCCTTGATACACCCAATATTTACAGGTGCAAGAGACTCTCAGGTCATCCCCGTTGGCCTCTACAGTAACATTGTAGTCGGCTACCTTGTATTTCTTAGGTTCGTCTTCAAGCTTACTCTTAAATTGTTGAACAATACCCTTGACGACTTTGCCCTTCTCTATGACATCTGGGTCAAGATTGTCTAATATGTCTTTTAGAGGTGCGGAGGTTTTTCTCATGTTCTGTCTCCCTGTGATATGCTCAAGGGGGGCAAGATAGAACATTTATTAAACCTTGGAGAGAAGCTCCACAATTCTCATTACAATTTTCAAGTATTCACCTTCCCCCAGAGCTCTGTAGTTGGGGCTTCCAGCTAAGAGGGCATCACCCCAAACATCACCGCCCCAAAAAGAGGTACAGACATCCCTACAGGAAAAGCCTTTAATCTTCTCCCTAGAAGACACAGTAATGGTGCGATCTTTTGAGTTATAGGCACAAATGACTCTCGATTCCCTAAAGAGGTCATTCACGAAATGCCCTTCTGTCTTTCGACAGAGAAGCCCTGTCGAGTACTCTTTGTAAAAAGTGGCCTGATCTAACTTCTCCCGAAGGTAGATCCTCGCTTTCCCCATTCTCTTTGCAATAAACCCATCGAGAACAGCTTCTCGAATAAAGGCAAAGGCCAACCGACAAAAATCCGTGACATCTATAAAGTCAACATCATCTTCAGAGATGGGGTCATTCTCTTCAAGCCACTGTAAGATTCCTTGGATCTTCTCATGAACCTCTTCGTCGCTTGAAGTCTGACCCGCTTTAACTTTAGAGACTTCTTGCCAAAAGGCATCTTCTTGAGGGAAATCGCCACTCGCCCTTAATAGACCTCCCAATGTTTCGAGGTCTAGAGACTTGACTAAGACGACATCGTTACTTCCAACGGAAGGGATGTCCTTATCTAAGCAGGGAGAGGGCTTATTCTCTGTCGGAGAAGTGTATTGGGTGCCCTTGCAGGTGTAAGACCCGTATTGAGCCTTGACTGTCAACACGGGAGGGTGTTTAAGGTCAACGGAGAGAGCCGCACTTTTTGCATTTGGAGATACAATGACAATCATCTTATTAGTCTTTCTATCATCGGCAGAGGTTAAGTTTAAGGAACGGAGAAGAGAATGACCAATTCAGAAACCAGAACCCAATTAGAGGTTTTTAAATTCTACCTAGCTCTATATGGATTCCACAATAAAGGAGGGTCTGAAAAGACCTTTCTTGCTGGAGCTTCTACTCTTAAGAGATATGTGGAACTCAGGAACGGGGTAATCAGAGATTTTTTATCCCCCTTAGCTGAAAGAGGATACCCCGCATTTAACACTCTCCCTAATAAGCTATCGAGAGCTCTTAAAGGGGCAGTGACGAACCCAGATCAAGTCTTAGCATTAGGTTCCATCTTCTATGACGTTTGTGTATTTTACAAGAGCAGAAGCAACTTGATCCGAGAAATATCAGATAGGAAGAGCAGGGATATACTCAGCACTTGTGTTTATGCTTGCTATGACGAACAAGTATCCTTATCTATGCTCTTGACAGCACCCCCTTCTAGGCTAAAGTTACCTAACCGCTGGATTAAGAAAGCCTCTCTTCAGTTAGAAGAGGTATCTCAGGTAGAGATACACCTCAATGAACTTAAAGAGGTTCAAGTTATATCTGAAGAGATCAGAAGCCTGAATCTCAAGATTAACTCAGATACCATCACCGACCAAGAGAGAGCTGTACTTATATCTTTGAGAGAGAAAAAGATGAAGTCTCTCCAGAAGACTTCTGAAGAGATATCGAGTGAGTCTCCAGCCATCGCGGTCGCGAGCAGTATTATTAACAGCCCTGAAGAGCATAAGACCAAAGTAGGTCAAGAGCAAAAACTGACTCCCACCCAAGAAGATATCATCCTCTCTAAAGGAGAGACTTCTGTGCAAGCAGGTGCAGGGGTAGGTAAAACCAAGGTCGTAGCGAGCAAGGTTGCCTATACGGTTAAAGAACTCGATGTCTCCCCTGAGAACATGATTGTTGTCTCTACGAGCAAAGACACAGCCGACAATTTGAGACAGAGGATTGTTAAGTATGGCGGGGAAGAAAGCATGGGCAGATTCGTAGGAGTCTCAACCGAAGCAGTCGCCTTCAGTATTGTTAAGGATTTAGGGATCATTGCAGATAAAGAGATCATTAAAGATGAAACATTGGAGGAGTGGGTAAAGCTGGCTGTAGATCTCGTCATTCAAGGTGACGGTTCCAAAGACTCACCCAATCAACCTCTTCTAAAGGGTGTTGAACTCGACCCCGAAAGTAGTGAAGACCCTAGACTAACACCTCTACTGATTAGGGTGGTGTCTACAATTGCTAGGAAGGCGGTTAAAGAAAATTCTAAAGAACTGCTCTCGCTAGTAGCCCCCGCTATTTCGACATACTCTAAAGGGAAAATCAAGCTTGCCCCTAGATCTAGTGAGGTGTGGCTAGATAAGGACTTTAGGTCTTCTATAAACCAGCATATAAAAAGCTCTGGCGGTAAAGAAGACCTAAGTCAATCTTCTCCATATGAGGGATTTCAAAGGTTTGCTTCAGAGAGTGCCAAACCTAAGCCTATTAAGGTGAGCAACCAATGGTTTAACTTGGGTATGGACCCTCTCCATAACACCCATGAGGCAAACCTGAGTCAATTTACTATATTCATAAAAGAGAACAAGAAGAAGATGGTCTCTGCGTCTTCTCTCTGGGAGAAGAGGAAAAAGTCAGCACCTCTCGATCTCACCTCGCTCAAAGACATGGTAGATTATGATATGAAGGTCGCGG